GTTCTTTATATTCATTATTCTACTTTTGATTTAGAGGATAATAAAGGAGATTTTTCATCTTTAACTAAACTTAAAATAGTTTCTATTATAGTATTAGTAGCAGTAGCCATAGGTGGTATCATTGCATTTGGAATTGGTACACCACCAGGCCAATCTTGTGTAAACTCTAAGGCAGAAGTTAAATTCTTTAGAGCTTCAAGTAATTGCTCAAATTGCTCCATAAAATCACTACCTCTAATTATAGGTTGGTTTGCAAATTTACTACCTAACCTAATTTGGTTAGAATCTACTATGAAATTTTTCCTAGAAGATATACCTATTGTTTGTTCTGCAGATAATGCTATTTTGTTTTTTGATGTTAATATAATATCATTAGATGTTGTATTAAATACTAAACGCCCTGAATTTAGTATGATTTGTGGTTTAGAAAATTCCCTTTGTAGTGTTGGTGGTTTTCTAAAAGCTTTATAGTTTTCTACACTATTAGTTAAAGGTATCTTTTGATTTGAGGTCAAATATATAGATGAAAGATCTCTATTTATATTTTCAGATACAGGTATCCACCCTTCTTCTGATGAATTAGGGTCTTGTCCATTACGTAATATAGTAATAGGGTTACCATTTTCTCCACTTAAAGACCAATTATTTTTATATACAGATTTTGTTTTAGAAGTATTACCTAACCTAAAAGAATTACCAAATCTACCTTCTATTATATTGTCTCCTGCAAAAGATAATAAAGGATGAATGTTTGATTTTTCAATAAAGGTTCCACCTGCTGAAGGGGAGTTTAAATCTATTTCACTAGAACCATCTTTAATTCTTCTTACTTGACCCCCCTCAATTTCTTTATAATCGGCATTTTGAGCATCAGTAGGTTCTTTTTTATATACATCTGGGTATGCATTATGATGAGGGTGATTCCACAGATTAATAGGATTTAAATAAAAGTAACTTTTAATATTAGATTTTTTACTAATATTCCTATCAGGTAGAGCAAATATTAATACTGTTTCATTAACTAAAGGATAGTTTTTTAAATGAGGTAATAAGGGAGAAGCTTTAGATGATTCATTTTGATTTGAATTCTCTAATAAACTAAAACTAATAGTCCCAATACCATTCCATCCTCCTGAATCTAAGAAATCTGGGTGTTTTTCATCTAATATAATATCTGTAACCCTAGCATGTACTATTAACCCATCTTCTTTGGGAGTAATGTTAACGTTATTATTATTATTTAATGATTGGAAACCCTTAGCCATCAGTATCTTTATTTTCGTAGCTTTCGTTAAGCTTATCTAATTCAGCCATTAGCTCCGCTTTTTCTTCATCTGTAATACCCAATGAATCTTCGCTGGTGCTATTATTAAGTGCGCGTTGTATTATAGTGGACATTTTAATTAATTGTTCATCGTTTCTGATGCCAATATCCATATATTCTTTAATTAAGGGTACAATTAAGGTTGCATCACCTATATCATTTATAAGAGGTTTAAGTTCTGATATTAAACCTGATATTTGTTTTTCTTTCTTTTTTTGGTTATCGTAAATTTCTCCAAGTATATCAGAGAATTTTTTCTTTCCAAAAATTACACTGTCTAATCCCATAATATTATTTTATTATAAATATGGATATAAAAAATTTTTAGAATCTAGCGTAACCGTTTTCTAAGTAAAATATATATTGCTCTTTAAATATAGCATGTAATTTATCTGCAATTTTAGTTATTTTAGGGGTTTTAGCATCTACTTGCTCCCTGATGTAGATATAAAGTGCTTTTTTATTAAATATTTCTATATTTTCTCTATTTCTAAATAATTCAAGTATGGCATCCGCTATTTGGGCATCATTTTTCTTTGGAAATAATTCATATATATTTTCGGATACATGGTTTACATAAATATCCATATACTTATCTAAATCGCTTTTGACTTTTTCTTCACCCATATAGTAAGTATGAGTAGAGTTTTCACCAGTTAAAACATCAACTGGTACCTTTTTAATTTTTTTAGAATAATTTTTTGTATTATATAAAATTAACCAACGTTTTACTATAGTACCAAAATAAGAATATGCTTTAGTTCCTCTAGTAGGATCAAATAAATGAAATTTGGATAAACAAAAGGTAATTATCTCATGCTGTAAATGTTCTAAATTTTCAACCTCAGTATGATAAAATTTAAATGTGTGGATTATATTCTGGGTTAGTTTAAAGAAGGCATAATGGATTTCTGATTCATATATTTTACTTCGTATTTCAGAATCGGGTTCATTGTTATATCTTACAATGGCATTTTCAGTATCTTGAGTAAAATAATTTTTACTTTTTGGTCTTCTTTTTTTTTTAATTGGCTCCATATATTTTATAGGTTGATCTTAAATTGAGATAGATCATTTTGTATTTTTTTTATTTCATTAAAAAACCATCCTATTTCATCATCACCTTCAAATGTTCCTTTGTTATCTATTTCTGTTAATTTTTCAGAGGAAGATTTAATTTGAGTTGATAATTTATTCAAAAATTCAGACTGAGATATTATTATGTCTTCTGTTTTTTCAATCTTGCGAAGAAGATTAATGGTCGTATATCCTAAGATAACGACCAATATTCCTAATATAATTACAAAAATTAACATCATAAACTGTCTAACATATTTTTCAACCCAGGGCTCTGTATTGAACTAAGTGCCTTGGATTGTGTGTTGGGTTTTTTATTGTCACTCAATGTATAATTTTTCTTTGGCGTCGCCACGCTATTTTGAGAGAACTTTGGTAACCATTCAATCTCAAATTCAATACGTGCCGCCATCATGTCAGCTTGATGCAATATAAACGGTAAAGATGTGCGAGGTTTTGTTTCGGGCATAAAAGATTTTAGATATTTCTCATTAGCTGAATCATATAAACCATCATGTGTCTGAATAGCTAACATTTCATTGAATGTATACTGAATACCATGTGATTGAAGTAAAAATAATCCACGATCTGGTACAGCGGCAAATGCAATTTTTTTATTGTGCATATATTCTTCACCTAATTTATCTCTTCTCCATTTATCAGTCTGAGGGATGTAAGATTCATGTTCTTCATCTCCCATTTTACCTAAATCATGATTAATTGCCGAAAATACCAATTCTTCCTGGGTAAATGTAGTCATATCACAACCAAATCCTTCCCATACAGCGGACATGGACAAAGCTGCTTTTACTACTCTATTAACGTGATCTACATATCCACCTGGAAATGCTGAATGGTATTCTTTCTTATGAGATGCAGGCATTAACATTATACGTTCTTCATACTTTTGGTAAAAATCGAGTAATTTCTGTTTACGATCTCCAGTAACATATATTTCAATGTTAGTGTTAAATTCTATCCAATTTGCTTGGATTTGTTCTGCTGTTAATTTCATAACCTTAATTTTAAATGTTTAAATTTTATTTAATTCCTTAGGGGACATTGGTTCACTTTCAACCATATCTCTTAAATCTTCTACTAATGCTTGGGCTTTACCAATATTGGTTCTATAAGATTCAATAGGAGACTGTCTATTAACTATTTGTTGTAATGTAATTAAAGTAGTTTCTAATTGATCTAACTTTCTTGTAACTAAATTTCTATTTCTCATGACTTATTTATTATACGTGATACGGGGTATACCTTATACCTTTTATTACCTTTATTTCCATCCCTATTTATTCCTTATTCCCTAAATCTGTAATTAGAATATACGAGGGGGATTTTGGGAAGCCTAGTTATCTTTTACTTTCTCTTAATATTTGTTGGATCTTGAAAATTTGCGCGCATTTAAGGTATTCTTCTCTATCCTGAAAGTAGAGTAAAGCACTTTCTAAAGCCTTGTTTAGCAACTTAGGATTAAAATCTAATATGGCGAAAATATCTTCTCTCTTACTTATATCTACTTGATTTAAATAATACCATGCTCTATTGTATACAACAAACTCAGAGGATTCTTTAGTTGAACTAACATCATAGTTAGGTTCTTCTTGTTTTAAAAACTTTTTTAATTTTTCATGAAATACTTGGTGGTTTAATATTAATTTAGTAAACATACCTATTTTAACCGTTGGGCTATTATCAAATTCTTCTAATTTTTTACTAAGTTTTTGAGCATTTTGTAAGGTATTATAATCACCTTCAAATAACCCAAATATATTATCTTTATTTATCCCACCTTTTCTCATCAATTATAAATATATTCTAAAATAAAAAATATTAATCAATTTCACTTAGTCCTTTTAGTTCTAATTCAATATCACCCTGTACCTTTGATAACTGGTTATATTCAGCAATAACATCTTGTTGTTTAGGGTTATCTGGATGGTATCTCCATAATTCATCTAATACTGTTCCTACAGCCACTAAATCGTTAATTAATTCTGTTTTTTTAATGTCCAATTCTTCTTGTTTTGTTAATCCTTCCATTTTTTAATTATTTAATTTATTTATATTATTTAC